TTACGATGGCAGCTTTATGCCGAGCACGAGGTCGGTTGTGACATTCAGGGTCAGTGCCATCCCGTTGCTCGACGGCTTTGCGTCAACCACCGAAGATGCGAGGTCCGTGGAGTACCTAGCCGTGGTGCCCATGGTGTCGTAGATGGCTCCAGGCATGGACTCGTACGGGTCCGAATACTGGACCTTGACCTTCGAGCTCACGATCGCGAAGCCCCTGCCGTTCCATATGGTGTTCCCGGTCTGGAACCTGACCATGACGAAGTCGAAGTCGTTGAAGCTCCGGGACAGTGTCACGTAGCTTTTTGCCGCTCCCTTGTAGATGACGGTCGCGACCTGTCTCTCCAGCACGGTCTTGAGATTGTCCACGCTCACCGGCTTGCTACCGGTCCCCGAGACCCCCCCCCGCGACGTCGAGCGCCGCAGCGAGGCCAGCCGCGCTGAGCGGCTCGCTTCCCGTGAGTGCCACCTTCATCACCCCTGTAGCTTGAGATTCATCCCTATGACGCGCTGGACCTTGTCCTGGTTCCAGTCAATCGTCAGGGTCATTCCGTCTGAGGAGAGCTTCGCTTGCGTCGATGTTTCGTTGCCGACGTTTCCAGGCGGGTTCTTCTTGTAGTAGTACATTCCGCCGACGTAGTACTCCGGGCTGTTGCCCGCGTACTTGGACTGCACCAGCATGCTGTAGTACGGCACTCCCCCGTACACACTGAAGACGTCGACCATGAGCAGGTCGTAGTCGTTCGCGCTCCGCGAGAGGGTTGCCTCGGTGACCGCAGGCCCCTCGTAGAGGATGGCGATGCTCGAGGACGCCTCCTTGGCCTCCAGCGCCGCCGCGAGGTTGTCAACGCTCACCGGCTTGCCGCCTGTGTCGGACGCGCCGCCACCGGCGTCGAGCGCCGCCGCAAGGTTATCGGCGCTCACCGGCTCAGTTCCCGTCAGTGCCATAGACACCTACCTCCTACGCCGTCCTCTTCCACGCGTACACTGCGAGGTAGGGCGGCATGTTGTTGTGCGCGGCGCCTCCGCCCTGAGACGGCAGCGACGTGCTTGCGCTTCTGATTGGGTCGTTAAACGTGCCCGCGACGTATCTCAGGTTGGTGGCATGAGTTGAATCTCCAACTGGCCCGACCGAAATCGTCCCGCTGTGGTCGTGAGCCGGCATCTCGTCCACCGTCAGCGCGTGGCTCGCCTCGCCCCCGGTGGAGCCGGCCGCGTACCCGCCGCCAGCGCAGAGCAGGAAGCGGCCCTGAATCTGCTGCCACGTCCCGCCGAAGAGCGTCTGCGGGCTCGTGGCCGACGTGCTCAGGTAGATGGCGCCGACCGGGTAGACGAGGTCAGCTATCGAGCCAGCCCCCCCCCGTCAGATTTTGCACGACGGCGGCTAGGTTCCCGCAGCTCACGGGCATGTCTGATGTGACCAAAGTGAGCACCCCCCTAGCTCAGGCCGAGATAGGCCAGCAGTTCCTCGTTGGTCGGGTAGTGCGAGCTCACGACCTTCTGGAAGAGCGCGTCGTCGGTCGTCACTCCCGTGCCGCCGCGCTCCACGGGCAGCGTGCCGGACGTGACGTCGGCGGCGTCGTGGACGTGCTCGGCGGCCGCCGCGCCGATGGCGGACGGCGTGATGCTCGACTTGTCGAGCTGCTCGATGGTGATGGCGCCGTCGGCGAGCTTCTCGGCCGTCACGGACTTGTCCGCGAGCTTCCCGGTCGTGACCGCGCCGTCGGCGAGCTTCGCCTCGGTCACGGAGAAGTCGGCGAGCTGCGCGGTTCCCACGCCGGACGCCTTGATGGAGAGCACTCCCTCCGCCGTCATGGAGACGGTGACCTCGTCGGCCGTGACGGTCGGCCCGGCGCCCGCGATGGCGTCCGCGATGTCGTGGACGAGCTGCGAGAGGCCCGGGCGGTCGAGGTACTGGGCGGACTTGCCCGTGGTCGGGTCGACCTCGCCCTGCTCCCACATGGCCTCGATGGCCGTCTCCTCGATGCGGGAGACCTGCGGGATGAAGTCCGGGTCGAAGATGGCGGTGACCTCGGCGGCGTCGCCGACGTAGGTCACGACGTCCACCAGCTTCTCCACGAGCGTGCCCGAGGCCGTGCCCGCGGGTATCAGCTCGCCCTCCGGCGTGTAGCCGTAGGAGTAGAGGACGTCGTCGGCGTCCCCGCCCACCTTGGCGTAGAGTCCCAGCTCGCGCCACGTGAAGGCCTCGTCCTGCTCCTCGTTGGTGAAGCGGGCGCCGACCACGGCGGTCTGGCCGTCGCTCACGACGGCCTTGGTGATGGACGCCTGCGCCCTCGGGCTCACGACGTCGGTCATGGTGGCCGGCGACTGCGAGGACGGCATGTTGCCGTCGCCTAGCACGATGCGGGTGAAGGTCAGCCCGCCCTCGCCCGCCATGACGCGGGCGAGCAGCGCCGTGCCCAGGTTGGTGATGTGGTTGTCAGCGAAGTCGCTCAAGGAGTCACCCCCAGCTCGATCGTCTCGCGGGACGTTATCTTGGTGACCATGCCGTGCCGCGCCGTCTGCTCCCCGGTCAGGCCGATCATCACGCCGTCGAAGACGGAGGAGAGGCGCTTGACCTTGCGCAGCATGTCGAGGAAGCGCGGCAGGTTCTCGCCGACCGCCGACGGGTCGGTCGTGAAGACCTTGAAGTGGTGCGGCTGGCCGTCGTAGTCGGGCCACTCCATGACGCGGCCCGCGCCGAAGTAGCTCGAGACGACGCTCTCGACGGCGCCGACCGTGCCGAGCTTCTGGTGGACCCGGTCGGAGTTCCGCACGAGGTCCACCTTGGTGTCGTGCGAGGCCCCCGAGTCGTACCAGCGCACGTCGAGCGCCCACGCCAGCTCGTCGAGGTAGGCGTCGGGGAGCTGGTCTAGGCAGTCCCAGACGCTGAGCACGGCCACCTGCGGCGCGAGGTCGCGGATGACCTCGTCCACGCCCTGCGCGAGCGCGACGTCAGCGAGGTCGCCGCGCATCCACGTGGGCAGCAGCCTCACGAACTCGATGTCGCCGAGCCTCAATCGGACCACCCCGCCTGGGTCTCGACCTCGTGGGTCACGGTCGGCGAGCCGGTGAGGCGCGCGACCTGGAGGCCGCTCACGGCGGTGCGGGTCGGCGCCGTCACGTCGCAGCGCAGGGCGCCCGCCTGCATGACGTAGGTCTTGAGCACGTCCGGCTCTATGTCGCGCCCTAGCTTGGCGCTCTGGTCTGCCACGTAGCGGTCGATGGCTCCGCCCGGGCCCTCCACGGCCTCAACGACCGCGGCCTCGTCGTCGATGGTCGCCCAGTACCTGAGCGAGATGGTGTAGTCCACGGGCGTCGGCGCCTCGACGGTCACCACGTCGGTCATGGGCCGGATGGTCGAGTCGCTGACGGCGGCCGCGACCGCCTCAAGCGTGCCCTCGTCGGGCAGCGCGCCGCCCTCCATGAGCGGCACGACCTTGACGCGCCCGTCCATCTTGCGGTGGACCACCACGTCCACGGACTCCTTGACGGCGTCCGTCTCGGACAGCGTGATGGTCAGAAGGCTGTCCTCGTAGGCGTACGTGAATCCGGTGGACTGGCCCTCGACGGTGAGCAAGGTCTCCGGGTCGAGCAGGTCGCCGCCGACGAACGCCATGCCGTCGTGTACCTCGCACGCGATCGTGTCGTCGAACTCGTCAGAGAACGCCGCCACGTCCACGATGCTCGGGTCGGCGGTCATCGCCCAGTAGACGTAGGCCTGCTCCGGGCCGGCCACGCTGAGGGCGTTCGGCGCGAGGCGGATGCGCTCGCGGAGGCGCTCGTCGCCGTCGGCGGTGTAGGGCTCGCCGTCGTCCCCGCCGTCGGTCGGCGTCGTGTTGGTCACGGTGGCCACGTAGGGCTGGAGGTCAACCAGCGTGGTCAGCGTGCCGGGTAGCAACCCGTTGCCCGCCGAGCCGGCCTCCGTGCAGCTCGCCGTGACCGTGCCGACCGTCTCGCCCGAGGCGATGACGCACGGCTCGTCGGTCGCGAAGTAGATGCTGCCGTCGGAGGTCACGCGCGTCATGGCCGGGATGGTGATGGCGTGGCCCTGCGCCGCGGACAGCTCGAACTTGACCGTTGTCGTCGCCGGGGTCGCGTCGATGCGCTCCACGCCCAGGCGCTCGCCGATGGCGTCGAGCACCTGCCCGCGCGCGTGGCGCAGCAGCGTCTGGCGGCTCGCGTCGTTCGCCTTGCTCGCGTAGGCCACGAGGACCGCCACGAGCGCCTCGGCGAAGATGCGCCGCTCGTCGCCCGGGTAGAGCGGCTCCCCCACGCCGGACTCGAGCGACGTGACCACGTCCGTGTAGATGGTCTGGCTGTCCACGTCGACGAGGTTCAGCGCCTCGTCGTAGGTGTCGGTCGCACCGTCAGCCACTTGCCACCCCCTGTCTGTCCGTGAGCATCGCGACCGCTGAGAGGTCGCCCGCGGCGCCCGCGTCGGCCGACGCGGCCATGCGCACCTCGTCGAGCGTCACGCGCGGCTCGTAGCTGTCTATGACCCACTCCGCGTCGGCGTCCACGCGCCACGACTTGGTGGCGGGGATGTCGATGAGCGAGCGGTCGATGCCCTTGGTCCTCGCGTAGGGCACCTCGCCGCGGAAGGTGCGCAGGAGGTTGAGCGCGCACACCTGCGGCGCGGAGTTGCCTGTCGAGAGCATCGCGATCACATCCCCGGGTTCGAGGGCATCTTGCCCTGCCTCTGCGCGTCGCTCGGCCCCACGGACACCGCGGTGGCCACGGTCTGCGTCATGACGCCCGGCGTGAGGCCCGCAATCTCGCGCTTGTCGAGCTTGAGGCCGCTCTCGTCCTCGGCGTACTCCTCGAAGCTGAGCGTGATGGTGGCGCTGAGCCACTGGCCGTCGGGTCCGAGCAGGATGTCCGACGGCGCCGCGCTCTTGAGCATGAAGAGGTCGGCCATGAACCGGCGTCCGTTGAGATAGAAGGGCGCGTAGACGGAGACGTTTCGCCACCACTCCCCGTACTCGTCGCGCGGGTCGCGGCCGGTCGCGGAGAGCGCCGCGGTGTAGCTCAGGTCGAGCGTCATGAGGTCCATCGCGACCGTCTGGGTGGCGGGCTCGCCCTCCTTGTCCTCGTTGCGCTCGACCGACACCGAGCGGTTCGAGTCGAGCTGCTTGATGGGCCGCACGCAGCCCGGGGCGACGCCCCACGTGAATCCGTTCCACTCGGCCTGTGTGGCCATGGGCGCTCACCTCCCTAGTGCGGGCCGCTCGTCTCGCCGTGCGGCGCCGTGTGCGTGTGCCCGGTCGCGGATATGCCGGCCGCCGTGACGTCTGCCGCGAACGTGCCGCCCGCCTGCCCGGTGAGCTGGCCCTCCACGGTCACGGCTCCCGGGACGAATCCCGCCCACTCGCCGTCGGCGCGGGAGAGCACGATGCCGTCCCCGTCCTCGGAGCGGGCGCACCACACGAGGTCGCCGACCGCGAGCGGGCACATGCCGCCGCGGACCGACCAGTGCAGCGCGAGCGGGCGCGTCACCACGCCGTCTGCCACGAGCGGCAGCACGCGCGCCCTGTCGGGGTCGCCGTTGCGGTCGCTGCCCTCCAGCGTCGAGATCTTGGCCTTGAAGAAGGGCCTGACCTCAGCCATGCGCACCCCCTAGTAGCCGAGCGGCTTGGTCAGCCACACCTTGCACCTGCTGTCGTAGTAGTCGTGGCGGATGCGCGAGACCACCGCCGGGCCGTCCCAGCTCGCCGCCGCGGACGCGCTCAGGTCCACGACCGAGCCGGCCGCGTAGCCTCGCAGCATCGAGTCGGTCCTGACGACCATGCGCACCGCCTCGCGGTTCGCCGCGCGCAGGAGTCCCTTGGCCCAGCGCTCCGCCTCTCCGACGCTGCCGATGCGCTCGGGCACGACGCGCACGAGGGTCTTGCCCTCCCCCGCCGACCACGTGGCCGACGTGGTGCCGTCCGTGACGGTGCAAGCGCCGTATGAGCGCGCCGAGTCGTCGCGGAACTCGTAGTCCACGCCGGGCGTGACGGATAGCTCTCCCGTCGCGCCCTGCGCCTCCAGCCACTCGCCGGAGTAGGCCACGAGCCTCCCGTCGTAGACGATGAGGCCCGCGCCCTCGTAGGTGAGACGGCGGTCGAGGAAGGCGAGGTCGCTCTCGTTGTCCTGCTCGACGTAGGAGTACTCGTGGTCCTCCACGCCATACGTCTCGTAGCTCATGCCGTGGCGGTCGGCCACCTCGGCGATGAGCTGCGAGAGGCGGACGCGCTCCCAGCTCTTGGAGCGTCGCTCGCGGGCGCCCTGCGGCGCCGCGTAGGCGGTGACGGTGAATCGGCTGGACTGCGGCACGACCGAGGAGACGTACATCGTCCCCGACCGGGCCGCGCCGTCCTCGACCGCGATCTCGTCGCCCACCTGCGGGTTCCAGCGGTCCCAGAGGTTGCGGGTGTCGCCGAAGTCCATGGTGAGCGAGTCCATCGCGCCCCACGCGCGCCCGTCCACCCAGCAGCGGCCCACACTCACCTTGGGGTAGATGTCGACCCCCTGATAGAGCACCTTGAAGGCCATGGGCTACCGCCTCCAGGGCGGCAGCGTGTCGGGCGTCTCGACGCGCTCGACGATTGGCAGGTCGATGACCTCGCCGCCGTCGAATAGCAGCACGTCGGCGAGGTCTGGGTTTGCCGCGACGATGACGTCGGCCATCGTCTCGTAGCCGTAGGCCTGACCGGCGAGCAGGTCGAAGGACTCGCCCGCGCGGCAGGTGTACGACCTGTGGCCGACCACGGTCACGCTGCTAGGCATAGGCCACCTCCGCCTGGCCGGCCAGGACCTCCTGGAGGAAGTCCCCGAACTCGGCCTGCGACTGGCGCAGGGCCGCCACGATATCGTCCCTGCTCGCGTTGCCGCGCACCTCGACCTTTGGCGAGTAGGTCATGCCGGAGAGGTCGATGACCGTCCCGCCTCCGCCTGACGCGGCCGCGGTGACGGGCGCCGCCGACGCCGAGTAGGCGCCGAGCATGTGTCCAGCCATCTGCCAGTAGCGCAGGTTCTGCGCGCGGTAGGCCGGGTTGAAGCTGATGACCGCCTCGTTCGGGTAGCGCGGGTCCTCGCCGGCGATGTAGGGGCCGTTGGTGAAGCCGCCCTTGGCGAAGCCGAGGAACGACCCGATGCCGCCGAGGATGCCGCCGCCGATGCTCGCGATTGCGGACGCCGCCTGACCGGCCAGGCCGATGAGGTTGCTGATGAACCCGCAGACGCCGGAGATGGCCGCGCCTATCGCGCTCATGACGCCGGACAGGCCGCTTCCCGCGCTCATGAAGCTCTGGAAGCTGCTGATGGCGCTCGTGATGGGCGCTATGAGGCCCGTGATGCCGCCCTGGACGATCGATATGATGCCCGAGACGCCCGAGAAGACGCTCGACAGGGTCATGACCGCCGTGATGATGAACTGGATGACCGGCGTCAGCGCCTGAATCGCCGCCGTGAGCGGCGGGATGACCGCCGAGGCGATCTGCGTGACGATCGAGATGATGGGCGTCAGGAAGTTGATGATGGGCGGAAGGATGGCGTTCGCGATGGACGCGAGGAGCGGCAGGATGCCGGAGATCGCGCTCATGAGCGGCGGCATGACCGAGGTGGCGAGGTTGCTCAGCGCCGGGCCGAGACTCGTGCTGAGGATCTGCACGGCAGGGCCGACGGAGCTCACCAGCCCGCTGATGCCGGACTGGATGGACGGGAACACCTGCTGGAAGACCGACCCGATGCCCTGCACCACGGGACCGAGCGCGCCCGCGATGGACTGCACCGTCGAGATGATGCCGCCGGCGTCGATGCCGAGGTCCAGCCCGAGGGCGCCGCCCGCCGTGTTGAGGACGCCGGCGAGCGCCTGGGCGAGCACCGGGCCGACGGAGGACAGCGCGCCGGAGAGTGCCCCGGGAAGCGAGCTAGCGAGCGACGAGGCGATGCGCTGCACGACCGGCCCGACGTTGTTGGCGACGTTGCCTATGGACTCGAGAAGCTGGTCGGTCAGGGCGCCCATGTCGGCGCCCTCGGTGCCCAGGCCGGTGAGCCAGTTCGACCACGCGGCCTTCATGGTGTTCACGGAGCCCTCGATGGTGGTCGCCGCCTCGAGCGCCGTGGTCCCCGTGATGCCCATGTTCTCCTGCACGGCGTGGATGGCCGTGATGACGTCGGAGAACTTGGCAGGGTCGAGTGCCTGCCCGGTGAGCTCGGACGCGTCCTTGACGAGGCGCTCGAGCTCGGACTTGGTGCCGCCATACACAATGTTCACGGTGGGTCGCTAGTCCACCGCCGCCCATGACCTCTGGGCTGCTGCACGTCGCCGTGCAGGTCAGACTATCTCTTGGCCGTCGTACGACGGTCCCTCGCGCTTCGGGCCGCTTGGCCCTACCCTACTCGGTTCCGCCCTCGATGGGCGCCCTTTCGGTAGTCGTTACGCGTTCCCATGTGTGGATCGACCATTTCCCAGATACTCGAAGCGGTAGCCGCGCATCTTGCCGCGCCTTCCTATCCCCCCATGCTTGAGCATCAGGGAGATGTTGGCGATGGTCACTCCGAAGTGATCGGCCGCCGCCGTGATGCTCTCGAAGTTGAGAACCTCGTCAACGCCCAGCCAGCTCTCATGGCCGCCGCCGCGCATCTTGCGCTTCTCGGCATAGTGAAAGACTGCTATGCGTTCGCTTCTCGTCCCAGTCGTGTTGAACCGGGAGTTGTTCTCTGAGAACGTCGCCCATCTCAGGTTGCCCACGGAATTGTCCGTCCGACACCCGTTGACGTGGTCTACCGTCCTCTTGTTTTCTGGATTGTCCAGGAAAGCTTCGGCCACCAATCTGTGCACGGGCTTCTTCGTCCTCTTGTTCCCTTTGTAGAGATCGACGTAGAGGTACCCGTTGCTCTTGTTGAGCGTCGGCGCTTTAGGCTTCCCCGTCTTGTCGTTCCGCACCTCTCCGACGTCGCTGACGGAGTATGAGTCAAACCCGAGAACCTTTCGCCAGGCCATAGCGCTCCTAACCACGCTTTTACTGGCTTAATTTTATCAGATTCTGTGGGTGCTCTTGAGCTTCGCTCGGTATTGTCTGCTACTATGCAGCTAGCTGCAGAGTTTCACCGAATTCACGAGGTTTATACTGGGCAATTGCGGCTTGTTTATGTCTACCCAGTTTAAGGTTGTCCAGCATCGCGTAGTTCCCTCGCATGAGGGACTGGTACGTCTGCTGGATGGACTCGATGTTCGTGCCCATCTTGTTGGCGTTGTCGCTCATGTCCTTGATGGCGAGGTCCGCGTAGCTCGCCGCCGCCTGCGTGTCGCCGCCGAGCGACTGGATGAGGCTCGCCGAGAAGGCCGTCGCCTGCTCCATGTAGGTGTTCGCGGAGACGCCTGCGGTCTTGTACGCCTCGGCGGCGTACTGCTGGACCTGCGCGGAGCTTTCCTTGAAGAGCGTGTCCACGCCGCCGACCAGCTGCTCGTACTCGGCGTAGCTGCTGAGCGCGGCGCCGCCGATGGCGGTGGCGGCACTCGCGGCGGCGCCCGCCGCCACGGCGATGCCCTTTGCGGCAGCTGAGCCCGCCTTGCTCATGGCGCTGCCGAAGCCGCTCATCTTCGAGAGGCGCGAGACCTTCTTCTCGACGTCGTCGATGGCCTTCGACAGCGACTTGTCGACCTTGCCGACGAGCGAGATGACCGCCTCCATGGTCTTGCCCTTTGCCATGCTCCCACCCCCTCTCTCTCCTATTGCTCGATGCCCTCTACTTCACACGCCCGAACTTCTGGCGCGACCTGGCCATCTCCCTCTTCATGCGCTCGGCGCGCTCCCGCTCGTCCTCCACGGCCTCGTTGTAGTCGCGGAGGAAGTCGACGAGCGGGCGCCGGGCTACTTCGAAGGGGCTGCAGTTGTACTCGTGGCAGTACTCTCGGATGGCTCGTCGGAGTCGCTTTCCGTCGAGTCCCCATCCGCACCGAGCGCGAAAAAACGGCCGATGCCCGCGATCCTCACGAGGTCCACGCCGCGGATGCGCTCGAGGTCCGCGATGTCGATGGACTGGTCGGCGGCCATGATGCCCTCGAAGCCGAGGTAGATGTGGAATCCGTAGTCGATCTCGGACATGCTCGACGGCGAGCCCTCGTTGTTGCGCTTGGCGTTCGCCAGCGCCTCGGCGCGGATGAACTCGTCCGGGCCGATGGCGTCCATGTCGCAGGGCAGCTCGGTCAGCTTCTTGCCGTTGACGAGCAGCGGCCTTCTCAGCTCGATGGTCTCCAACTTGTCCTCCCTTTCGTGTGAGCGAAGATGGGCGGCGTTGCGCGTCTACCGCCCCGCACGGGCCTCACGGCGCCCGTCGACCTCGCCTCCCGCGGGCGCGTGTGGCTAGAGCAGCTGCTCGGCGCCGCCGGAGTAGTCGACGCCGGCGAAGGTGAAGATGCCGTTGAGCTGGTCCACGACCAGCACCTCCGCGCCGTCCTTGACGAGTCGGTAGCGCGTGCAGCCGAGCGTGGCCTCGTTCTCGCCGGCGCTGCCGACCTCGAGCGAGACGCCCGGGACGGTCTTGCCGTAGGCTCGGAGGAAGGCCTTGTAGCCCGCCATCTTGGAGTTGCCCTCGCGGTCCACGACCTGCTGGGCCCAGCGGACCTCCACCTCGTGGGAGCCGGGGGCGCACAGCTCGGCGAGGGACTCGTCGGGGTTGCCGACGGTGACGGTCGCCTCCATGGCGTCGACTAGGCCGGGGACTGGCGCCTCGACGGTTCCGCCGGCAGACAGCTCGACGGTGGTGAAGGCGATCTCGGGCAGCGTCACCGTGGCGTTTCGCGCGACGAGCGAGCCGTCCACGTAGACGGTGGTGCCGGCGACCGCGCCGGGGATGTCGACCCATCCTGCCATCACGCCTCACCCCCCTCGAAGTACGCGGAGAAGCCCGCGTCGGTGTAGCTGACGTAGACCGTGGCGCTCTTGAGCGGCGGCGTCGGCGTCGCCTCGGCGTTCCAGACGAAGTCGCCGCGCATGAGCTGGTCGGTCGGGTTCTCCTCCTCGCGGAACTCGACCGTGGGCTTGCCGATGAGCGCGCCGATGGTCACGAGCTGGTCGAGCTTCTCCTGCTCTCGGTTGACGATGCGGTCCTTGAGGGCGCGCGTCATGGGCGAGTCGATCTCGGGGCCCCACTCGAGCTGGAAGGAGTTCGTGATGTGGAAGAGCATCCGCATGTTCGTCGCGAAGTACGCGCGCGCGTCGACCGACGGATTGTCGTTGTCGAAGGCCGCGGTGTGCGGGCCCCAGAGCACCCACTCGCCCGCCCAGCCGATGACGGACGTGACGCCCTTGACGTTGAGCTGGTTCGCGGACTGCTGGTCGAAGCCGCGGTTCTTGGCGTTGTCGCCGAAGAACTGCTTCACGACCGGCACGGCCTTGTTCGACGGGCTCTCGAAGGGCACGCCGTCGTGCTCCTGGTCGATGCGCTGCGATGCGGCCACGAAGAGCGTGGAGACGTGGAAGCGCCTGCCGTCGGCGTCCTCGGCCATGGGCCAGCACACCACGGAGCGCTCGGACGAGTAGTTCAGCTCCTCCTTGGCTGCGAGGGCCTTGGCGATGGTGTCGACCATCTGGCTCTCGGCGTCCACGAGCGGCAGGTCGGCCACGACCATGGCGTCCCAGTGGCCGTTGATGGCCTGAGAGGCGTCCACGAGGGCGTCGTAGACCTTCTTCTCGTGGGACCAGCCCGGGGCGGCGAGCAGGTTCGGTACCACGAACTGCTCCTGCCAGAGCAGGGGCAGCGCGGCGATGCCGGAGTACTGGCCGTCCGAGGTAACCATGCCGACGATGTCATCGGCGTCGACGGCGGAGGGGTCCATCTCGGTGTAGGTGACCTTGGCCTCGCCGTCGTCAATGGAGCCGCCCTCGGTGGCGGTGATGACGATCGTGTTCGTGTTCACGTTGTAGTCGAGCGCGTAGTCCGTGCCCTCGGCGTAGGTCGTGGAACCGGTGGAGTCCTTGACGGCCACGGTGTCGAGGACCGCCGTGTCGGTGGCGACCTCGGCGCGGCCGGCCACGAAGGACACGTCCTTCTCGGTGGCCGAGGACACCTTGTGGGTGGCCGGGTCGAGCACGTTCACGACGTAGATGGGGCCCACGCCGTCCTCGTCGGCGTCGAAGTGGGCGGCGATTGCCTCGCAGAGGGTGAAGCTCTCGAAGTCGGGGCTGTAGCCGAACTTGGCACGCGCGTCGGCGAGCGAGGAGATGCGCACGGGCGCGTTGACCACGTCCGCCTCCCCATAGCCGCGCACGAGGCCGACAGGAGCCGTGCCGAAATAGACCGGCACCGTCTCGGACGCCACGACCCGCTGGACGATGGAGTCGCCCAGGTGGCCGTATGCGCCGTGCAGGTAGTCTGCCATGCGCACCTCCTATGTGCGATTGTCTAGAGGTAGTCCTGAAGGAACGTCGGGGACGCCTGCCCCCGGTAGAGCGCGACCTCGACCCACGCGAACCAGAAGGGGTAGAGGTCGGGGATGCTGCCCTGCTCTGAGTACGGGCCGAACCGGACCGGCTGCGAGCGGTCGACGGCGAGGCCGTGGACGTCGCGGGCGTTGCGCAGCTCGCGCACGACCACGTCCACGAAGCTCCACGCGTCTCGCCAGCCGTCGTCGTACGACGGCGCGAACTCGTCGGCCTCGCGCCGCACGAAGCCGCCGTCGGGGGACGGCTCCCACACGTCGCGGCCGTGGAGACCGGGGTTCCACGCGCTGAGGTGGAGCCGGACGGTGAGCGACTCGGTGCGCTCGGCTATCGAGTCCTCGCCGTCGGTCACCTGCACGAGCACGCCGGGGTGGCTGAAGAGGTAGGGCGGCGCGACCATCTGCGGGCCGGTCGGCCAGTACATGCCGTGGACCACCGGGTGGACGAGCTGGTAGTCGTAGCGGCTCCCGTCCTCGTCGCGCCAGTCCTCGGGCACGGCCTTGAGGGTGACCTTGGGGCAGACCTCGTCGGCCAGCCAGTCCATGACGCACTGGACGTCCTGCACCACGGCCACGCGCTACCACCCCCTCGCGAGGTCTATCTCGGTCACGCCCATCTCGTCGCGCCACGCGAGCACGGCGTACGAGCGCCCGTCCACGGAGACGGTCTCGCCGGGGCGCCTGCGCCGCGGCAGGTCCTCGGTGCGGGCGAAGAGGCGGGCCTCGTCGGACGGCACGCCCGAGTCGAGGTCGCGGTCCCCGCGCTCCACCTGGTCGATGACGCACGCGACGGTCGCGCCGTCCACGTCGTGCTCGCCCGCGAACTCGGCGAGGTCGAGGAAGACGCGCTCGCGGTCCTCCCCGACCGTCTCCTTGAAGCCCACCTACTCCACCTCGGCGGCGGAGAGGTCGGGCGCGGCCTCGGCCTCCTCGATGGCGGCGACGAGCTGCGCCTTGGTCTTGCGTCCCACGGGGACGCCCAGACCCTCCGCGACCTCGGCCAGCTCGGCGCGGGTCATCTCGGAGAGGTCGGAGGCGGGCTCCGCGTCGGGCGCGGCCTCGGCGGGAGCGGTGGCGGGGGCGCCGCCGTCCACGTACTCGGCCACGCCCTCGGCCACCCACCGGGCCTCGAGCGCGCGGTCGGCCTCGAAGGCCTCGCCGGGCCGCATGGTGCGGCGCCGGCGCCCGTCGAACCAGAGCAGGTCGTGCTTTGTGGCGCGAATCATGCGTCCTCCTTCTGCCGGCTCGCCTAGTCGGTGAGCAGGGACTTGGCGCTGACCCAGCAGCCCTTGTTGTTCGGCACGAGCAGCGGGCGGGCCGTCAGCGTGAGGGTGCGGACGTTGCCGTCTGCGTCAGCCACGTACTTGGGCACGCGGGCGCGGGCGTAGGTGTGGAAGTTGCCGTCGGCCTGCTCGATCTGGGAGACCGCGCCGTAGAGGGTGCGGCCCGAGTTCGGCGCGGTCATGACGCCGCAGCCCGAGGGGATGTAGCTCGCGGCCTCGCCCTCGGCGTCGACGTAGGTCTCGTCGTAGGAGATGACGTTGATGGCGTGGCCGCGGACGTTGAGCACGCACACGACGGACGCGCCCGGCGCCTCCAGCGTCGGCGCGACCTGCCCGAGGTCGTAGCGACGGTTGTCGAGGAGCTTCTGGACGGTCTCGTCGTTGACGATGGCGTCGGCGACGTCCGGGGCGCACACGAAGTCCTGAGCGGGGAGGCCCGCCTGGGTGAGCTTGAGGACCATGTCGGCCATGTCGCCGAGGATGTCGGCGCCATCGGCGTCCCACTTGGTGGTGATGCTGACGGCGTAGGGGTTGGCGCCCTCGCTGTAGAAGCGCACCTCGTTGGCCACGCCGACCTCCTTGTCGTCGGCGAGCTCCACCATCTTGCAGCCGGAGTCGAGCATGGTCTCGGCGGCCATGGCCTCCTCGCGGCGCGCGATCATGGCGTCGAGGTCCTCGAGGTCGTCCATCGCGAGCATCTGGGCGCGCTGCTGCGGGCTCATGGTGCCGAAGAGAGCCTCGCCGAAGCCGCGCTTGGTGATGTCGTCGATGGTCATCGGGCGCTTGGGCGCGATGGTGGGCGGCAGGTACTCGGCCATCTCGACGGCGCGGCGCGTCACGGGGAAGCCGTTCTCGTAGGGCGTCACGAAGGGCGCGAGGCGGCGGTCGCCGTCCTTGTACTCGACGAGCACCTTCTCGGTGTTGAAGATGTCACCGGCGTTGGTCGGGAAGTAGCGGTCGCGCAGGAAGGAGGGCTTGGGGTTGATGCCCTCCACGGCCATGATGAGCCGCGCGGTGCTATAGATGTCAAGAGCCATGTGCTTCCTCCTTCCTAGAGGGAGTCGGAGACGAGGATTCCATGCGTGCGCATGTAGTCCAGGTCGGCGGCGGTCAGGGTGTAGTCCGGGTCGGTAAGCAATGCCTCGAAGCGGAAGTTGCCGGTCTTGTAGGCCTGTGCCTTGCTGTCGACGCCATTGGCGACGTCGACGTCCTCGGCGAGGACCACGACGGTCGGCGCGGACACGGTGATGGCGCCGGTGCCGGACGCCGTGATGCCGACCGCTGCCTCGATTGGCTTGAGCGTGCCTCCGGGGGTGCCGACGAGCACGGTTCCGCGGTGCAGCGTCTCGTTGTCGCCGTCGACCTGGTTGCCCTGGACCTTGACGGTGGTCACGTGCGCGGTCGGGGTCGCCGCCGCGAAGATGTCGTTGTAGTCGGCGGTGCCGACGGTCTGGTCGAGTCGTGCCACTAGCGGCCTCCCCTCATCTGCGCGCGGAGCTGCGCGCACTGCTGGACTTCCTTCTTGGCCTGCTCCTCCTCGGTGTCCTCGCCCTCGCCGCCGGTGGGGTCGGGCTCGACCTCGTCGGTGCCGGACTCCTCGGCGTCGGACTGGGCGTCCGCGAGGTAGCGCGCCGCGGCGGCGCGGTCGGCATCGGCCCGTGCGGACCTCTCGGCGCTCTGGGCGCGCAGGGCCGCGATGGCCAGCTGCTCGGCGCCCATGGGGTGCTCGCCGTACTTGGCCTCGCGGACCATGTCCGCAGGCAGGCCGTCCGCGACCTCGTCGATTGCCGCGAGGCGGTCGCGCTCGGACTGGCGAGCGGCCGCCTCGATCTCGGCCACGAGGTCAGGGTGCTGCTCGCGCAGCTCGGAGATGTTCATGAACGTCTCCCCTTCCTCTTCTGCCGCACGTGGCGGCTCTGACATATCGGACACGGGGGACGGCTCCCCCGGTGTCTGCTCGGTGTGATTGGCGCTCGCGGAGACGCGGGCCGCGAGGTCGGGGACGTGGCGGAAGCGCGAGAGGTCGTGGAGCACGCCCGCGACCATCACCTCGCCGCCCCCCTCGTCCTCGACGGCGGGCTCCCCGCAGTCCTGGCCGGCGTCCTCGAGCACGTCGGCGAAGCCGGCGTCCACGATCTCCTGCCCGACCATCCACGTCTCGGCCTCGACCATCTCGCGCAGCTCGTCCTCGGGCCTGCCGGTCTTGGCAGCGTAGACGCCGAGCATGGCCCGCACGCCGGCGTCCATGTCGGCCACGAGCGCGCGGAGGTCGGCCCCGGTGTAGTAGCCCATGAGGCCGAGCGCCCCCTCGTGGACCATGAGGATGGAGCCGGGGGTCACGACCACGCGGTCGCCGGCGCACGCGATGACGCTCGCGGCGGATGCGGCGATGCCCTCGACGCGGACGGTCACCTCTGCGTCGAGCGACCTGAGCACGCTGTGGATGGCGAGACCCGTGTAGAGGTCGCCGCCGCAGCTGTTGAGGCGCACGGTCACGCGCTCGGCGCCGCGCAGCTTGTCCAGCTCGCGGTTGAGGGCCTCGGACGTGACGGCGGGGCGCCCGTCGGGCTCGCCCGTCCACCAGTCGCGGCTGTCCTCTGCCATGACGTCCCCGTACATGACCAGCTCGGCGTCGCCGCCCCCGAGATCGGTGGCCGCGATGCGCGGCTCGACCGGGCGGGCGCGCCGCCTGCTTGCGAAGATGCTCACTGAACCACCTCCGTTGGTGTGGCTGATTCTGCGGTCGGCTGGGCGTCGAAGAGTGCCTGATTCTCGCGGCGGAGGCGCGCGACGTTCTCGTCCCAGTCGCTGCCGTTGATGCGGACCGCAGCGGCCTCGCGGGTCGTGATTCCCGCGCCGACCGCCGCCAGCTCCGCGTTGATCTCCTTGGTCGGGTCGAGCTGGCCCTGCGACGGGCCGATCCACTCGCACCCGAGCCACGCGGCCCTCTTGGCTGGGTCGGTGAAGAAGCCAGGGGCCGCGAGCCTGCCCTGCCCGACCGCCTCGGAGAGGAAGAGCTCCCAGACCGGTCGGCAGAAGTCGTTCACGAGCCACGAGCGGCGCATGCGGAAGCCCTTCCACGCCTCCATGAGGGCGGCGCGGCTCGCGCTGTAGCTGCTGTTGAACTTCTTGAGCAGCAGGTCGGCGGGAATCTCGAGCGCCGCGCCAACCTGCGTGGCCATGGACGTCACGAAGGCGTCGAAGCCGGAGGCGGGGCGGCTCGGGTCGGCGAAGGTCACGTCCTCGCCGGGCAGCATGAAGTTCACCGTGCCGGGGCCGATCTCATACTCGTTCTCGTCGCGGCTCTCGTCGGCGTCCGGGGCGCCCGTGCCGTCGCCGACCTCGTTGAAGGGGTTGTCGGTCGGGTCGTCGGTCTTGACGAAGGCCGCGAAGCTCGCCTGGATGACCGCGGCGTCCAGCTCCGCGTTGGTGTAGCGCCGCATCTGGAGCAGCGGCTCGATGGCCTGCGCGAGGTACGGCACGCCGCGGTACTGGTCGGGGCGCTCGGCCTCGAAGACGTGGAGCACGTTGGGTAGCCCCGTCTTGGTGCCGACGGCGGGCACGCGCCGGTACTCGGTCGGTCCGTCGCCCACCTCGAACGGGTGGTGGTTGCACACCCAGTAGGCCGCGACCTCGCCGGTGGGCGAGACCTCCACGCCGTCGTAGATGAAGTTGCCATTATCCGAGTTGCGCCCGGTGGTGACGGCGGCCGGCAGCGTTCGCGCCGCCACGGAGCCGACGCCCGAGCCAGCCTCCCACGGCGTCGAGACGCGGTCGGCCTCGACCACGCGCAGCCTCAGCTGGTAGGGCCGCATGGCGCTCGCCTTGTGGCGGCTGACGAGGACGAAGGTGTCGCCGCTCATGAGCCACGACTGCACCACGAGCTGCTGCAGCTCCCAGAAGTCGTTGAGGCCCTGCGCGTCGCACGAGCGCCGGTCGCTCGCCCACAGCGAGAACTCGCGGCGGGCGGCGTCGGCCCACTCGTCGGCCTGCTCGGGCGTCATGCCGAGCGCGACGGCGTCGGGTCGGGGCCTCGGCACCACGCCGGTGCCGACCACGTTCGTGCGGACGGTGCGGACGGCGGAGGTCGCGACGGGCGCGCCCATGTAGAGCGCGCGCGAGCGCTGCCTGAGCGTGAGGTTGTTGTCGTCGATGTCGCGCGCCGGGCTCACCGAGATGGGGGTGAAGCCGCGGAGCGCGCGGCGCGTGGTGGACGCGCCGGAGTCCGAGTAGCCCGACGCCTGATGTGTCGGCGGCGCGCCCATGATGGGCTTGGGGGCGCGCCTGCCGTTGCTGTGCTTTGCCATGCGCCTCCCCTACCAGTCCCTCAGATAGACGCCGACCGACTTGCGCCGGGAGCCGCCGGCGAGCGTGGCCTCGTCCTCGGCCACCTTGGACTCGAGCGTCGCGATCATGTCCTGCACCTTGCCGAGGTCGGCGCGCGTGAGCGTGCGCGTCCCGATGGTGTAGCTCTGCGCGCCGTCGAGGATGGCTCGCTCTGCCTCGTAGTAGAGCTCCAGCCTCTCGACGTTGCGCTCGAAGCGCCGCCTAACGACGGTCACGGACGCCATGGGCACCCCCTACCACTCGTCTGCGGCGCGCTGCCGCGTCCTTCTCCTCTGATGCCGCACCCGTGGCGCCTTGTCCGCCGCCTTGCCGGCAGCAGAGCGCTCGATGGCGTCCCAGTCGGGGTTGAGAATCTCCAATGCGGCCATCGCGTAGTTGCGGCAGTCCAGCGCCTCGTTGCGCTCGTGGCCGGGTATCTTCTCCCAGCGCCAGCGCGAGCCGGTGCCGGTCTTGCTGAGCACGAGCCGCTCGGAGAGCAGCCCAGCGAAGTAGGCCTCGTCGTAGCCGCGCCCGCGCGGGAAGTGCTGGTAGCGCGGGCCCGGCTCCTGCACCTTGAGGCCGCTCATTATCTGGGCCTTGCCGGCGTCGACGCCGATGGTGTAGAGCCAGCACGTGCGCCTCTTGTCGCGGATGGCCACGCGGGTCGGGACCGCCGTGTAGGGCACGCCCTCGCCGCCCTTGCCCTTGATGGCGAAGACGCGGGACGCCTGCCGCTGGCGGCAGCGCTCGTAGACCTCCTGCGTGTAGTGGCCGCCCGAGTCAACGCACGTGACGGAGGCGCGGACGCCCCGGCCGTCGCGGCGGCGCCAGACGTGGTCGATGACGCCGTCGAGCCGCTCCCACACCTCGTCCGTGTCCGGGCGCCCCATGATGACGCCCTTCTCGAGGCCCCACGTCTCGCCCCAGCGCCCGTGGCCCACGACCTCGTACTCCAGGCGCGTGTCCTGCGTATCGACGCCGATGGTCACGACCATGGCGCCGTCGGGCAGCTCCACGGGCGTGCCGTCCTCGCGCGTGCCGTAGTCCTCGCGGCGCGCCATCATCTCGTCGTCGGAGACGAGATCGCCGCGGTCCTCCCAGAGGCGCCCGAAGAGCGTGTTGTAGACGACCTGCAGTCGCTGCGGGTCGTCCTTGGCCTCGAGGAAGTCGAGGCAAATGCGCGACCACGACGTCCACGGCGAGCAGAAGGCGTTGAGCCAGAAGCTGCGCACGTGGGCTGAGTCGATGGCGCCCGGATTGTCCGCGCGCCAGCGGCTCGGGGCCTCGCGCATGCGACGCTCGCTGACGAGGCAGCCGCACGACGGGCACAGCCACATGGGCTCGCCCTTGAGGCGGTAGGTCTTCCTGCCGTTGACCCTGTCAGACTCGAAGTCGAAGCGGATGTGGTCGAAGTCGATGTCGTGCCACTCCCCGCACTCCGGGCATCGGGTGACCCACCGCTCCTGCGTGCCGCCCGCGTAGGCCCGCTCGATGTTGGACGCGCCCCGGACGGTCGGCGTGGAGACCTCGATGGCCTTGGCATTGTAGAACGTGGTCTGTCGGGCCTCCGCGAGCTTCCACGGGTCGCCCTCGCGGCCCGCCGAGACCGCCCAGCGGTCCCTCTCGTCGCCGATGATGTAGCGCGCGGGCGTGGACGCGAGCGCGGAGGCCGCGTTGGAGCCGGTCATCATCAGCATGCCGCCGGGGAAGGTCTTCTGGAGCACCGTCTTGGCGCCGCGCTGCCCGCGCTCGGCGTCGTGGACCTTGCGGCGCAGGCGCGGGCAGTCGCGTATCATCGGCTCGACGCGGAGGCGCGAGAACTTCTTTGCGTCCTCGAGCGTGGGCTGGACGAATAGGACCGTGCCGGGGTCCTGGTCGATGAGGTAGGCGAGGCAGTTCAGCTCGCACTCGGTCTTGCCTATCTGCGAGCCAGCCACGATCACGACCTTGCGGACGCGCGGGTCGGTGAAGGCGCGCATGGGCTCGGCGAGGTAGGGCGTGCGCGACGTGCGCCACGGGCCGGCCTCGGCAGAGGACTCCGGCGATAGGCGGCGGTACCTGTCGGCCCACTCGTCGACGGTCAGGGACTCAGGAGGACGGAAGCCCCTGACCGCCCGCGAGAGGGTCGCGTTCAGGTCGTCAAGCCTCTGCCTCCCCGTCCTCATCGTCAGTCGACCATCCCTTCCGCGCCCTCACCATCGCTGCGTAGGCCTTCGGGTCGTAGCGGTACTGCGCTAGGTCCTCCAGCACCGCGCAGACCTCGCGGCGGACCACCTCGGAGACCTCGGCGGCGGGCCTGTCGGCGGCGTCCACGGCCACGCGCCCGGGCAGGGCGAGGAGCATCGAGCGCACCGAGTAGACAAGCTGCTCGGTCGCGGCCTCGACGTCCTCGGCGGAGTGCATCCGGCCCTCCAGCTCGGCGAGCCTCAGCTCCTCCTGCCGCGCCTTGGCCTCCTTGTAGTCGGCGTCGGCGCGCAGCTTCTTTCGCTCGGCGTCCTCGTCACCGGCGGACTGGCCGCGCGACGTCTCGCGGACGTAGGCGATGTAGGCCTGCACGCTCTCGGCGAGGTCGTACTGCAGAGGGTGTCCGTCGGCGGTGAGGATGCCGTCCTTGCGCAGCTGCGAGACGCGCGGCGGCGTGATGCCGAGCACGGCCGCGAGCGCCTTGCCTCCGACCATCGCCCCCGTGAGGACCACCCCCGTCCGGAGTCCGAGATGAAGTTAACGTCTAATTTTATGCTGACGGAAAATCGCTCATTTTTGCGGTCGCCGAGCCCGCCGGCCACCCCCTCGCCGAAAGGACCCGCGAGAACGTCACGATATGCCGAACCTCGCGAGCTGGCGCTGCAGCTCCTCCATCATCTTGTCCTGCAGCTCCTGGATCGTCTGCTCGTCGTGCCTCATGGACACGACCATCTGCGGCACGGCGAGCGCGCGCATGGTGCCGCCGAGCGTGGAGCCCATGCGCATGACCGGGCCGGGCACGCCGGGCACGAGCATCCACGGCGACTTCGCCGAGTACCTGCCGCCCTCGGTGCCGGGCATCGACCAGTGACCAATCTTTGCGCTCGACCCCCTAAGCACCTGACCCGTGATGACGTACGGTCGCTTGCGCGGGGTGCGAGGCTTCATGCCCTTGAACTCGGTGATGGGGATGCGCGCGCCGCGGTAGGTCATGGTGAAGGTGGTGAGGCCGCCGGACAGTGACAGCGTGCCGTGCCCGCGCTTATTGTTTGGGTTGAGCCTGCTCTGCGCGATGTTGTAGACCTGAGCCGTGTTGCGTGCCACGATGACCGGGGCGCGGCGGCGCATGGTGCGCATGGTGTAGTCCGCCGCCTTCGGCCACTGCTCGGCGTTCTTGAGCAGCGTCTTGCGGAAGGCCTCGGCGTCGATGCTCGCCTGGATCTGCACGGCCACGCCCGTCACCTCCCCGCACGCGAAGGGCCGCCCCGAAGGACGGCCCCTGACTGTCTCGCGCTCGTGCGCACCCTACTTATATCACGCTAAGGCCGCGACATGATGCGACATGGTGAGACATAGTGAGACATGTTTTTCGGCGTCTCACGGGCATGCCGGCATGAAAAAAGCCCCGAACGGCGGACCGTCCGAGGCTCTCGAATTATCGTTGCTTGCCCGGCTAGTACCTGCTGCCAGGCGTGCTGATGGCGCCCTCGTCCGGGTAGCGGAACTCGACCTCTATGCCCTCTTCTCCAAGTTCCAAAGCAACCTCGCGGGCGACGGCATTGGCGAATCCGTATGGCCCGGGATCGCGACCGTGCGCGTCGTACTGGGACTGGTCGCGGTAGTAGGTGATCACGACCGCAGCGGGCTCCCCGCGCTCCCCCACGATGGCGAGCGCCCTGTCCACGGCCTCGTCGACCAGCGCGTCGTGCCGGTCGTGCATGTCGAGCAGCCAGTCCCATGCGTCCTCAGGAGGCTCCGGCCAGTCCGGGTGCTCCCACCTCTTGACCGTGCGGAGGGAGACCCCGCACGCATCCGCGACGTCCCCCTGGGTGAGCCCGATGGTCTCGCGCAGGGCGCGGAAGTTCGCGGTCGTTCTAGCCATCCAAGCATCTCCTTCGCATTATCGGTCCCACTTGACATAGTTCTTGCACAGGGGGCCTTCGAACTGCGTCTTTGTGCCGTCCGCCCAGTGGACCAGATGCATCTCGTTCCCGCGCTTGCTAATCCAGCTCTCGACTTCGAGGCCGTCGTGCTCGACTTTCACGGAGACCGGAATCCGTTCCAGAATCGCGCCCGCGCAAGACTTAACCCATTCCGGCATCTCATCCAGCTCTTTGGCGGCCTCGTCGGCCATATCCGCCATGTATGTGAAAAGCTTCCGGTCCTTCTCACTCCGCGCATTCTCCGCTAGATCCCTCATTAGCTTGCTCATGATTTGCCCCCTTGGCTCGGTGTCCGGGAGGCCCTTGCCTCCTCGCTGACAAGCTCATTATATGTCACCTTTGGTGACAATGCAAGCGGGAATCTACCGCGAGCGGCACAAAAAAAGCCCCGAGCGGTCACCCGCCCGGGGCATGCTCTCTAATGGGGTGTGCCGCAAAATGCACTTAGCCCTATCCCTCCGCCCCGCCGGCGCCGCCGACGAGGTTCGCCCACCCGAAGAAGTCGCACGCGTCGAGCCCGACCGCGCAGAGCCGCTGGCACTGCTTGGCGGAGTATCCCGTGAGCGCCGCGACCTCCTCCCATGGGCGGGCGTCGACGTAGCGGAAGCTCATGCAGTCCGCCACGGACGAGCCCATGAGGACGTCGAGCCCTCCCTTGCCGGAGTCCTCGCCGTAGAGCGCGCGACACGCGAGGTCGAGCAGGGCGTAGTCCTCATCGATGCGCTCGCGCATGCGCTCCTCGTAGTCAATGCGGGCGTCGGTCTGCGCCATGCGGTCGCGCTCGCCGCCCACGGAGACGCGCTCTGCGTAGGCCTGGGCGCGGGCCCCCTCGCGGGCCTCCATCTGGAGCAGCGTGAGCCGGGTGCGCTCCGCCTCGCGGGATGCCTCGCGGACTGCCGCGAAGAAGTCCCTGGCGTCCCTGTAGTCCTCGAATCGTGGCTCGCGCAAACCCTCCACCTCCGCTTTAGACTTCTCGACATTCTACCAGCTCAGGACAGCAGCGCGGCAACCTGGTCCGCCACCTCGAGCACGCCCCACAGAAGGAGCAGCACAACGAGCATCTGCGCGAGCAGCGTCACGCACCTCTGGAGCAATCGGACCACCTCCCCCCGAGCCACGTGGAGACGGCCGCGACGGCGGACGCCGCCACGACGATGGGCGCGAGCGCGCAGAAGGCGAGGAGGCCGCGCCAGCTCTCCCTACTCCCCATCGTCCGTCGCCTCCGGCACGCGCAGCGGCGAGCCGTCCACGTCGAGCAGGGCGGTCATGCCGTCCCCGTCGCACAGGTACTGGGCGCCGGTCTCATGGTCCACCACGACGGTGAGGCCGGCGACGTTGGTCTCGTGCTCCGAGAAGCGCTCCTGCCCCGTCATGAGCTGAGAGAACTCGACGCTGTCCCCCCACGTGTTGTGGAGGTCTCCGACTCCGAGGAGGGAGCCGATGCCGAAGAGCACGAGCGCCGTCACGAAGAGGCCGAGTATGACGGAAATTATGGATACGACGCAGTCAATCGCGAAATCCCAGTCGATCACTCGACCACCTCCCCGCACGCCTCGTGGATGCGGCGGGCGTAATCCCTAAGCGAATCCCTCTCGCCGCTATACCATCCGTAGGGCGCTCGCTCGTCCATCTCGTCCGCCAGCGCCAGCAGCGCGTCGCGGTCGCACTTAGTCGTAAGGTCGGGCGATTTAGTCGTATCCGTAGTCGTATCGGGGTCGATGAGGTCAGCGAGGCGGGCGTAAAGGTATATAGCGTCAACGCCATCATCGTTGAGTCCGACCGCGGCGTATATCTCGTACAGCACGCGCAGATGATGCCTCACCGGGTTTCTATCAGGCACATTGGCCCACGCTCTGCGCAACCTCGCCGCCACCTCGCGGCGCTCGGTGTCACCAATAATTCGCATTCTCAACCTCCGCGCCGCAGTACGGGCAATAGCAGAAATCAGTTATGAGCCCTGCTTCGTTCATATAGCTCCGTCCATAGCTCTCAAGCCGGTATCCGCACGAGCTGCACGAGAACGCGCCGTCAGCGTCGCCATATGGCTGCGCATCGTTCCTGCATGTACGAACTGGGACGTAGACCCTAGGCGCGTCTAGTTTTCCAACCCTGATGCGCTGCGGGTAGCGCTGCTTTCCCGATGGTCCGGTGCGCTGAATCCACCAATCGCGCCCGACAGTCTGTGTAACGTCCACCGCGCTCATTCGCCCACCTCATCCTCGATGCGCGCGCCGCAGTCCGGGCAGTAGCGCACGTGGTCGCCGACGGGCTCAAGACCGCCGCACTCGCTGCACCTCCACGCGCAAATCTCCTTGTCGTAGACGTAGTGGCACGTGCTCTCCACGCGGCGGTTCCACGCGGCCTTGAGCCTGTCAATGTCGTGGCTCGACCCCGTGCGGCACCCGCACGACTTGCATCGGATGTAGGGCGTCGTGCTAGAGCCGTCGCGCGCCTCGGCCTCGCCACCGCAGTGGGGGCACGGGAGCAGGCCCTCCGGCGTCTTCGCTAGGTAGCTCATTTTTCAGCCTCGCCCTCGCTCTTCGGAAGCGGCACCGTTATCGTCCCGTCACCGACCTCTACGCCAAGGTCAGCCAGACGCTCAATCAGCGTCATGGCCGCCTCGATCTCCTCCACCGTGCCCTCGACCTCGTGGCCGTCATGGCACAGCCAAAGCTCACCGGACATGCGCTCAACCCTCACGTCAAGCGTTCCGTGGCCCTTGTCCTGCCGATTGTTCCCCAGCCAGTCGCGGTACCGTCTTCCAACCTCAACGGACAGCGTGACGTCGGGCCCGTACCCCACCCACGTGGGCTCGACGCCAACCTCCTCGCCGTCCAGCTCGACCGAGCGAAGCCACGACGCGTCGGCGTCCCCTCCGGCGAACTTCTCCATGGTCGGGCCCCACCACTCGCTGTCGCGGAATGCCTCCATGGTGTCGTAGCTGGCCAGCGTCTCCGACTTGGTCCTCAGCGACATAGAGTGGCCGTTCTGGCGAACCTCCTCGATGACGTTGGTGTGGAGCTCCACGCTGACCCTGTTCTGGAACGGCAGGACGTGCCAGCTCATGCTGTCAACCATCCCGACCTCCGGGTAGGCACCATTGCGAACGTTCTCGTGCCTCAGCTGGCCGTCGAACCATTCTTTCGAGGTCTCGCGCATCAGCCACAGGTCCTCGAACGTCCTGGGCTCCATGGTCTCCTTGCTCATTCGTCCACCACCTTCGCCCCGCAGTTCGGGCAATATTCCAAAGCAGCTGCCACGTCATCGACCCAATACGTCGGATCGTCGTACATGCCGAGCATGTAGAGAGACGCGCCGCACTCTGAGCACACGAACTTGTCAAGTCCTCCCACGTCGCGGCACGTGCGCCTCGTGCGCCGTTGCTCGCACGTGCGCTCCGCGCGGCGGTTCCACCTCTCCACCGCGTCGCGCAGACCGCGCTCGCCGCGACCGTAGCCATACACCTTGGCCCCGCACGCGTCGCACACGACGTGCGCCGTCGCCCCGCTAGCGTAGGCCGCGAGCGCGGCGTGCGCCTCGCCCCCGCAGAACGGGCAGGCACGAATCTCAGTCTCCATCACTCACGTCCACTTCCCCATAGACCGCGCGGTCGCACTCCGACCATGCCAGCTCCGCGAGGGCCGCGCACAGCTCCTCGACGGCGCGGGCGCACGCAGGGGCCGCGTCCCCGACGCGACCCCCCCCCGCGAGCGCGTCGAGCGCGACGCCGACCTCTTTCCGCGCCAGTGTCAGCTCCCTGACTGCCTCGCCGATCATCTCTCCCCCAATCTCCTCAGAAGCTCGCCGACCGCCCCGGCGCACCCCGGGCACGCGAGCGTCGAGCCGACCATCTGCCACGTCCACGAGGTGCGCGAGCGCCAGGTCACGGGCGCCTCGCGGAGCACCTGCACGCGGAGCCGCTCCCCGCGCGCCATCGGCGAGCCGCACACCGGGCACGTCTCCACGGCGGCGGGTCCCGTCGCGCTCACTCGTCCACCTTCCCGTCCGTGATGCGCCCGCGTTTCCGGTTGCGCAGCTCGCACGCCTTCATCCACGGGCGGAAGTCCTCGACGCCCAGAGCGGCCACGAGGTTGAGCGTGGCTTGGATGACGTCCGCGCACTCGTCCACGACGGCTGAGCGTTTGACGTCAGACGCGTCGTCTCGGAAGTTCTCCCATGCGGAGAAGACCTCAAGTGATTCTTCCGCAACCTTCATGACCTGCGCCTTATCTGGTTTGACCTCGTCGAAGCGCCGGACGCTGCCGACCTGCACCCACTTGCTCTGCATCGTCATGCCCTCCGATTCCACGTATGTATCGCCGCCTCTATCGCAAGCAGCCTGGTGATGTCCTCGCCGGTCGGCAGGTACGTCGTGCGGCCGCTCTGGTAGTCCCTCGACGTGGAGACGTGGCAGCCTCCGCACACCACGCGGGCCTCGTACCCCATGTCGTCGGGGTACGGCCAGTACTGGACCCACGCGCGGCCGCCGCAGAACGGGCACGGGAGAAGCTGCTCCGAGTGGGCCGTCTGCCCGGTGTCGTCCAAGAGCGCCGCCTCCATCTCACGGAGTCGGGCCATCATGGCCTCGCCCCTCTCAAGCTCCTCGTCGGTGAAGGTGTGGGGCGTCCCGTCCGGCAGCTCGATCGTCTTGCCCATCACTCTCCCCCCTTTGCCCAGAACCGTCTTGCGCTGCTGTCGAGCGCGAGGCGGTTGCGCTTCCCTGACTGCGTGAGGCCGAGCTCGTGGGCGCGCTGGCGGACGGCCTTCTCGCCGCGCCCGAGGCGGGCGCAAATCTCGTCGGTCGGCGTGCCCGCCTCCCAGTTCTCGCGCAGGTACTCGTGCTCGGCCTCCGTCCACGGCCTCCACGCTGGGCGGAGGGTCAGGCCAAGCCGCTTGCCGTGCGAGCGGCACGCCTGCTCTCCGCGCCCCTCGATGCCGCGCGCGACGTCGGCCCACGTGCCGTACTCGAGGCACCTCTGCCGGAGCAGCTCGTCCTCGCGCGGCGTCCAGTGCGCATCCCGCCTCCAGCCCTCCACGCCTATCGCCTGCCTGCGACGCGACACCGTCATTGGGTGGCACCCGAGCGCTCGCGCTATGTCGCGGTCGGTGGCGCCGGACTGGTACATCTCGGTGATCTCGGCGTCGTAGTAGCCCGACGATATGGGGTAGGTGGCCGTGGTCTTGAGCGCCTTCTCGGCCTTCACGTGCTTGCCGTAGACCGCGACGAGCGCCTTGGATATGCGGGAGATCTCGCGGCCCATGCAGACAATCTCCGCCTTCATGTCGCCGATGTCGCTCACCACCTGCGCGCACCACTCGGCGGACTCTATCTGCGCGTCGGCGGACCTCTCGACGGCGCGGGTGAGCTTTGCGACGCGGGCGTCGAGCGAGCGGACGTCATCTTCGACGGCCATCACTCGCCCCTCTCTCCCCAGGCGCAGAAGCCTTCGGGCTCGATTGGCGGACCGACGATTCCGCGGCACCATAGCTCGCCGCGCTCCTCGAACGACCTTCGGCAGTCCCGGCACCGCACGACGCATTCGTTCGGCAGATACTCGGTGTGTATGAGGCTCGTGTCCAGCTCGATGAGAGGGACCGCGATGCAGACATACTCGGTGTTCATCACTGCCCCCTCTCCGCCAGCTTGCGCCCGCACATCGGGCAGTAGTTGATGCTCGGGTAGATGTCCATGGTCACGGCATCCCATCCGCTGCTGTCGTGGTGGCAGTTGAGGTAGAAGCCGTCTGAGTCGTGTTCGATGTCAACCGAGCAGTACTCGCCATATTTCTTGCGCTCGTAGATGGGCGTTACGACAACGCCCTCGCAGTACTCGCACATCACGCATCACCAGCCAGCGCGCGGCAGCGACGCACGAGGCTGTCGAGCGCAGCGCCCAGCGTTTTCTCGTCGACGCACCAAGCAGCAGCCTCTTGGGCTTCGAAGAGGTCTTGTTTCGAGCGCCACGCCACCACCATCGCGCAGATGTCCTCAGCCAATCGGTTTAGGCTGTCTGGGCGCTCGTGGGTGAGCTTTTCGGGATGCCGGTAGTAGAACGTTCCATCCTTTTTCAGCGATACGTGCATACCGCTCTTTTCGGGGAGGCTCCATACGGCGAGCGGGCCACGGCCGTCTACGTCCCACACCGTCTCCCCATCGCGCAGCGGCTTGCCATCCGCCGCGAGGACGGGGGCGCGGTGGGTGAGTTGCGAGGGCTGTATCTCTAGGTCTGATTCGCAGGCGTCAATGTCGGTGCATACGACGAAGTCGTGCGAGAACCCGTCGACCTCAAATCTGTCTCCGGTGTCCTTGTCGTAGACCGTATCCCCCTCGCGAATCTCCACCCCGTCCGCGTCGAGCACCTTGGGCGCGGGGCGCTCGAACCGTTCGTCGCTCTCGTAACACGTGTCGAAACCGTTCTTGTCGCAGAGCGTGAACCCGTTCGCATGGAACTTGACCGCGTCCACATGGATGCGCTCGCCGTAGTCGGGGCCGACCACATCGTCTCCGACCTCCACCAGCTCACCCGATGTGTAGCGCGGCCACTCCATGCCCTCGGGCATGAGGCGGAGGCGCATCTGCGCGCTTTCGAGGCGGAGCGCGTCGTTCTCGCTCGCGATTCTTGCGATGGCGTCACGCCTGCGCCCCAGCGCCCTCTCGCACTCGGCGATGTGGCCGAGAAGGCGCTGGCGCCTCCGCTCGTAGCGGTCGTAGGGCACACGGCTGCGCCACTCCGCCCGCACGTGGTCCAGCCCGCCGTGCTCGCGCACCCACGCGATCGCGTCGCGGTCCTCCTGCGGAAGCAGGTCGTAGGCGCTCATGCTCACGTCCTCGGCGGGGTCGTGCCCCTTGCCGCCAAGCGCCTCACGCAGCTCCCGCTCAATCTGGTCGGCGACGTCGGCGAGCGCCCCGCCGAGGCCCCACTCGTCCCACGCCCCCGCGAGGGTGCGCAGCCTGTCGATTCCGCTCATGCCACCGCCCCCTCTCTCCTCGCCGCCTTTCGCAGGGCGTCGCAGCCAACGCCGCACTCGCCCGCCGCAACCGCCACGGGCACGCCGCGCCCCACCAGCCACACGGCGTGGCGCATGCGCTCGGCCCGCTCCGCGAGCTCCCAGTCGCTGAGCGCGGGGCGCCCCGTCCTGCGCTTGCACGTCCACATCGCCATCTACCTCACCGCCATCAGCTCGTCGCGGATCGACTGCGCGCGGGCCATCGCGTCGGCCAGCGACTCGTCCGGACCGCCCTCGTCGCGCATGCGGCGCTCGAGGACGAAGGCGAGGGCGGCGCCGAGCGTCTGAAAGTAGTTGCCCGTGTCCCTCCATCTCGGCTCCGACGTCTTCGCCCTGCCGTTCGCCGGGTCTGGGGCCTTCCACTGCTGGAGCATCCAGTTCCGCGCGTCGAATCGCCTCAGCCGGTACCCCCCGCCGAGGTCGATGGTCCTAGCCTCCATGTGCCCACCTTCCTAGAATCGATTTTGAGTTGCCTAGAAGCTCGCTGAGCGCGTCGAAATCGCGCGTCGGCTGTAATCCCCCGGAGCGACCGTTTCGTGACGCCCACGAATCTCCACGAGTTCAGCCGTCGTAGCGCCCGGCCCTCACGCGCTCGATGGCGCTGAGCACGCGGCTCTCGCTAACGCCGAGCTTCTGCGCGATCGCCCACACCGAGTAGCCGCGGCGCTCGCGCATCTCGTGGCACCACTTGTCGAACTCCTCGCGGGTCCACCTCCCGGACGTCGGCGGCTCGCTCCAGCTGAAGGTCCTACGCATCCGTCCCACCCCTCCTCACGTCGAGCACGGCGCAGTGGCCGCGCTCCTCGTCCTCGTCGACCCACCACGCGCACGCCTGCCCTATGCAGCGGCCCTCGGTGCCGCGCATCGGGCAGTAGATGCCGCGGCGGGCCTCGTCCACGTCAGCCCTCTTGATCACGCATCCTCCCCGCGTAGCTGTAGCCGCCCCAGAGCTCGCAGCTTGTGCGCGTGCCGGAGCGACCTCCCTTGTTCTTGACCACGTGCAGGACCGCCTCGCGCCACCCCGGGCCCTCGGCCCTCCCCCGCGTGAGCACGCACGCGGCCCACGCCGAGTAGCCCACGACGCCGGAGCCGCGGAACCAGTCGAGGGTCGGGTCGTCCTCCCCCTTCGCGAGCTTGCGCAGGCTGCTGAGGGCGAGCACGGGCGTGCCGCCCCAGAGCGCGACGCGCTGGAGCCTCGCCGCCACGTCAGAGACGCGACTGTACTCCGCGCGGTCGACGTCCGGCGAGCCCGCCTGGTACTGCTGGAGATAGTCCACGACCACGAGCGCGGGCGGCTCGCCCGCATCGCGCAGGTCGCGCAGGATGTCCTCCACCTGGCCTATCTCGGTCACCGAGTCCACGACCGCGAGTCGCCTGCCGGGACCCTCGTCCCACGCCCTCGCGGCCATGAGGGCGGCGTCGCGCCCCTCGTAGGCGACGCGCGATCGGTCGGCGTCGCAGAGGTCGCGCCACCGGCGTCGCATCTCGGGGAGCTGAGACCACGAGAAGGGACCCGCACCGTAGGACGCGGCGTGGGCGACGCTCCACGAGCTCATGCAGCGCGCCACGACGTTGCCCCACGCGTCGTCGAGCGTGAGGTAGAGCACGCGCAGGCCCCTCGACGCCACGCTCGCGGCCGCCTGGCACGCGATCGCCGACTTGCCGGCGCTCGCCACGCCCCCGAGCACCGTCACTCCCGGCATGAGGCCGCCGCCGAGCGCCCCGTCCAGCGGGGTGCCGGTCGGCAGCGGCTCGGCGCCGCCGAGGTAGCAGTCGACGGCCCACCCCCTCTCGGGGGCGTCGCGCGACATGACCTCGTCCCACGCGCTCATGGGCTAGGTGGCGGCGGAGGTGGTGGGTAGTCCCCGGAGTCCCACGGCTCGACGTACTCGTCGGGCGCGGGCGCCGGCGCGTCAGCGCCCGGCGCGCAAGCGCCAGAGTCGCGCAAGCGACTCATGCAAGAATCGCTTCGCTTCTCTTCGCTTCTATTCGCTTTTGACGTTGGTTTTGAGGTCGGTTTAGACCTTGGTTTAGGGGTCGGTTTTGTGGTTGGTTTTTTAGCTGGCCTACCTCCCCTTTTCCCATTCTCCCTCGCCGTGTTGGCGATCTCCTTCGATAGCTCGGCCTGCTTTCGTATGAGCATGAATCCGAACTCGACCATCTTGTCGCTGAACTCAGGATCGACCCCGTCAAAGACGTACTGACACAGCGCCATGATGAAGTCGCTACGCTGATTGCTCGTCTCAAGCGTCTTGAGCGCGTCGTAGTAGCTGTCCCAGAACTTGAAGCTGTCGGTTGCCACGTCTCACCTCCTCGCGGCATGGGAGGGGCCTCCGAAGAGGCCCCGTCGATTCGTCAGCTTTTAAAGCGTTAGCTTAAAATGGAATGTCATCGTCCGCGATGTCGGGCGTGGGCGCCGGGGGCGCGACCACGGGTGCGGGAGCTGCCTGAGCTGGCGCCGAGGCAGGAGCTGGGGCGACGGGCTGCGGGGCAGGGGCCGGCGGGGCCTTGACCACCTGCTGCTCGGGCGGGTACGGGGTGCCCTGAAGCTCCTTGGGGCGCGCGTCGCGGCGCTCGGTGAGCTTGGGGTCGAAGTTCCCGGCGATCGCGTCGGCCGCCGGCAGCACGTAGGAGAGCTCGACGCCCTCGCGCTGCTGTCCTGCGTACTTTCCGCGCTTGGGCACCTTGAGATAGTGCCGGAAGACGCAGCCGACCCACTTGCCCGCGAGCTGCTGCTCGCCTCCGTCGACGTCCTGGTAGACGAAGCCCTTGTTCTGCGTGGTCTGCTCCACGGCCTCGACGAGGGCCTTGTACTTCGCCCAGTCGATGCCGGGGGCGTCGTAGGCGCTGACGAAGTAGCGGTAGGTATGACGCCAGTGCTGCTCGGGGTCGGCGAGGTCCTGCGTGTACATGAGCTTCTTGGTGCCAGGGTCGAGGACGTTGAGGACAAGACCGATGTAGGGGTTCGCCTCCTCCGTGCCATCGATTACTGCATGGATGAGGCAGGCATAGCCGCCGGGGGCGAGCATGCCGCCCGCGCCCCCCTGCTTCGCCGTCACGCCCTGAAGGTTTCCGTTTGCTCGCATGAATTTCTCTCCTTAGCTCTCGTCCTGCGCCATCCTGCGCGGGTCGTACTCCTTGATGAAGTCGTCTACGGCGTCGATGTCGGGCTCGTCGTAATCGAAGTCCGGCACCTCGGGCTCGGGCACGTCGTAGCTGACGGCCCTCGGGTCCTCGGCGGGCATCTCCTCGGCGACGTAGGTGCCCTTGAAGCACCCCGGGTAGAGCTCGCGCAGCGCCTGCGCCTTTGCGACCTTGCGGATCATGGTCGCGGGCTTTGACTCCCACATGGAGTTGTCCTGGGCGTACTCCTCGAGGGGAACCTCGATGTGCACCGGGTGGCCGCGCCCCTTGTCGTAGGCCGTCGCCCATCCGCCGACGATGGCCCATCCCTTTGGCACCACGCAGCCGTCGAACCTCTTGAGGTCGGCGTCGCCGTAGCTCGCGATGACGCCGGACTCCATGCCGTCGTAGCCCTCCTGCATGGCTGCGACGCGCTGGTAGTAGTCGATGCTCGGCATGATGGTCGGGTGCCCCTTGAAGACGCCGATGTGGCAGTCCCCGGCGAGCGGGTTCATGCGCAGTGCGGCGCAGCGGGCCATGATCATCGCGACGTTGCGGTCGGTCATGGCGGGCCGGTCCTTGGCGCTCACCAGCTCCTCGATGACCTTCTTTGGCGTGAGCTCGAACTCGAGCCCGTCCGTGGTCGTGTACTTCACGATCTCTGACACTTGGTCCTCCTTAAAACCTGTATTCCTTGCTCTCCCCCGCCCTGCGGTAGCTCCCGTGGTACCCGCTCATGCGCACGCAGCGCATCACGGCGGGCATGTCGCTCTCGTCTGCCACGAGGTGTTCGACGCCGTCGAGGCGGTAGACCGAGCAGGACTCGCGGTCGGTCGGGCCACGCGGCACGGCGAGCCTCATTCCGTAGAGCGTTCGGTCCATGACGTGGCGGTCGTCGCCCTCGGCGAAGACGTCCCGGAATAGGCCGTCCGCGTAGACCCACCACGGGCGGGGCTGTCCCTCGGCCCACTCCCTGCGCTCCTCCACCTGCCGCCTGAGCCGCGCCTGCCAGCCCTCGTCCCTCACCGGTCGCCCCGCATGAGCGCGCACGCCGTCGAGTAGGGCATGCACACCCACGTCTCGTCCGAGGCGTCGAGCCACCCGTCGCAGACCATGAGAGGCAGGGCGATTCGCGCGAGGTCGCGCATCGTCACCCAGCAGAAGGCCTCGCCGACCGAGTGGTTGAAGTTCTTGACCACGAGCAGGGCGAAGTCGGCGTCGGCGTTCTCGCGCTCGTCGAGCGTCTGCCGCTGGTACTCCGCGAGCGCCTTGGCGCCCATGTCGCGGACGCGCTTGCACTCGATGATGCCCTCGTAGCCGTGCGCGAAGAGGCCGTGGATGTCGCCCATGTCCTTGGATCCGTGGAGGGCGCGGCGCTCTATGCGCTCGTCCCCGAGCTGCGACCTGGTGTAGCGCACGACGTCGGTCTCCCACGCCGTGCCGAGCGCCTTGGGCTTGGTCTTAGGCATCGGTCACCTCGTAGACATTGCAGTTCGAGAAGTCGATGCGGAACCTCCGCCCTCCCTGCTCCCTGACCTCTTCCCCCTTGGACCATTTCGTCCACCAGTCGTGGTCGTTGTAGCCGGTCCATCTAAGGTCTATGAAGTGCCCGGACATTCCGTCGTCGTACTTGAGGAACCTCCAGAAGAGGTCGTTACCGAGCATGTCCCGCTCGGCCTGTCCGATAAGCCTCCCGCTCACTCCTCACCACCACCGAGCAGGCCCACGACGGCGGACGGCAGCTCCGCTCCGAGCGCCGCGCCGACCTTCTTGACGTCCACGCGCAATGTCGTGCCGAGCCACGCGGCGGGCCTCTCGTAGTCTTCGACGCGGCACCCGTCCGGCAGCTCGCCGTCGACGGTGGCGGCGTCGACAATCGCCTGCCGGGTCTTGGGGTCGGCGAGCAGACGCCCAAGAGCGTCGCGCCCGCCATCGGAGTTGCGCAGCCAGTAGAGCAGTTCCCCACCGTCGCTCACCACGACGCGCGTGCCGCTCTCGGGCTTGGAGAGGCGCGCCGAGAGCGTGCCGACCTCCTGCCCGTTGATGACGATGCGGCGGCGGTCGGTGCCGTCCTGCTCGAAGTCCGCCCTGAGCGCGTCGTCGCACTCGGTGCGCAGCGTCGGCGCCCCGTGCGCCCCGCCGCGCGGGTTGGTCATCTCCTTGATCGCCTTGCCCATGGCCTCGGCCACGGCGAGGCGCTGAATGTCCGTCAGCTCCATCTAGTCCCTCCTCGGGGTGAAGCATTCCTCTATGTCTTCTGAGTTCGAGCGGTCGACAACGTAGGGCGTGCCGTCCCATTCGCACGACCCGCAGAAGGACAGCACTTGCTCCGCCTCGACAGATAGCCCGAGCGTCCCGCCAAACTCGCGGAAGTAGGCGCAGTTGACGCACCTGCGCTCGACCGGTTGCTCCGCCATGTGCCGCTCCGCCGCGCCCAGCACGCAGCTCTCCGCAGCGCGCACGGCCTCAGCCTCGCTCTGCACGTCGCTCCTCCTCCCTGTGCCACGCCTGCGTGACGCGCGTCTCCGGAACGCCCGCCTTGGACGCGACCTGCCACGCGGTGAAGCCGCGTCGCAGCATCTCGTGGGCCCAGCGCTCCCACTTGGGCGCGGCCGCGTCGGGCGGCATCTTCGTCCATCGCTTGGCCATCTACGCCACCACCATGCTGGCGAGGGCGCAGATCGCAAAGAGAGCCAGCGCCACGCGCGGGTGGGCGTCGAGCCACGCCCCGGCGCGGACCATGGCGGGGTGCGTGCCGGCGATGATCTCTAGGAGCATGCGACCACCTCCGGCGCCTCCATGACGGCCCTGAGCTGCGAGACGTAGACCATGCGGCCTCGCTGGCAGCCCATCGGCATGCAGCTGGGCAGGATTCCGCGCCGCACGCGGGCGTTGATGACGTGCGTGCTGTAGCCCGTGAGCTGGGCGGCCCTGCGCACGCTCACCGGGTGCTCCCCCGACTCGGGGGCGGGAATCTCGTAGTCGTTCGGTATAATCATCTCGACCACCTTCCATTGGTCGCGGCCTCGCGGTGTGCCAGCACCACGGGGCCATCTTTCTGTCTCTCCGGCGCGCACGCCGGCAAATCCACGCGCCCACCACGGCGACGGCTCGCCGAGTCATGAGGGGTGCGCACGGGAGGAGAGGAGCATGGCAGGCCCTTTGCCCGTGCGCCCGCAAGCCGCCACCGTGGCTGGCGCGCGCAGTGCTTTCGAGAGCGCCGGGGTCGGCGCACGGCACCTTGCGGTGGGAACGCCCGTGCGCCCATCCAGGCGCTCTCGACTCGTGCGGGTCGTCGCAACGGAGCCCGCACCGACGGTTTCCTTCTTTGGGGAAGCCGACAAACCCTGATTCACTGACCCCGCCCGGGCGGCTCTCTGACCGTCGCTAAACACCTTGTCGGGGCTGTCTATGTTTGTTTAGTTGACCTCTTCAGGCAAAAAAATATCCGCGAGGTCACAGTGCAGGAATGAGCAGACCGCCTTGGCTTGCTCGATGCTCATCTTCTCCTGCTTGTTCTCGTAACGGCTGTACGTTTGCCGAGATACGCCCAGGTGTTCGGCCACGGCCTTCTGCTTGACGCCTCGGCTCTCTCTGACTGCTTTGAGCGTGTTCATTTCCCTCCTCTCGACGCTGTCGATGGTAACTAAACAAACATTGGCGTGTCAAGTTAAATCGCCTAAAATGTTGTAAAAAGTTGACCGAGAGGAGAAGACATGTCGGTCGGCACAAACATCAAGCAGCTCAGAGACAGAGCTGGGATGACCCAAGAGGAGCTTGCCGAAAAGCTGGGCGTAGCGCGATCGACCGTCACCCAATGGGAGAACGGATGGTCCAACCCTCGAATGGGAATGGTTCAGAAGCTCGCCGGAGTGTTTCACGTCACCTCGTCTGACATAGTCTCTGACGAGCCGGTAAAGTCTCAACTCCCCGCCAACGCCATCCCCGTGCGCGGCACCTCCGCGATGGTCCCCGTCCGCGTGCTCGGCCGCACCCACGCTGGCGATCGCATGGACGAGGACGAGAGCGACTATGACGCGGAGTTCCCCGAGGGCGTGGTCTCTCGACACCCCGGGTGCTTCGCGCTAAAGGTCGAGGGAGACTGCATGAACCGCCGTTACCCAGACGGATGCCTCATACTCGTGGACCCCGACATGGAGCCGTTGAACGGGCGAGCCGTGGTCGCCGAGTTCGAGGACGGGCGCAGCGTGCTCCGCTGCTACTACCGTGGTCAGTCGTCGCTCATGCTTACTGCCGACAGCTTTTCTGAACATGAGGACATCATCCTCACCGGGGAGGACCCGGTAAGGCTCATTGGTGTGGTTGTTTGGTTCCAAGCAGACAAGGAAGAAGGAGAGTAGCTATGGGACTTTTCGATAGAGCAAAGGAGATGGCGTCTGGCGCCGCGAACTCCGCCCAAGAGAGCGCGCGTCTCGGAGCCTGTTCCGTCTGACGTGAGCAAGGCGGTGTGACGGGAGCGGAATGCTCACGTGGTCGCTCGCGCCGGGCGTTGTGAAGTACATCAAGGAAAAGGAGAGAGAAGATGGCTGAGTCACCCGACATGCTCAACTGGACGTTCGTGTCAGAGTGCGACATCCCAAAGGATGCCGCGGACGTCATGGTCCCCGGAGAAAAGGCAATCGCAGCCTATAAGACCGTGCGCGACGTCGCGATCATCACGGACAAGCGGCTGATCATGAGGGACGCGCAGGGCATCACCGGAAAGAAGGTCGAGGTCTACTCGCTCCCATGGAAGTCCGTAGACATGTGGTCGAGCGAGAACCAGGGGCACTTCGACATCAACAGCGAGCTTGAGTTCTGGACCCGCGCCGGGCACGTCAAGCTGAAGCTTCAGGGCAAGGTCGACGTGAGAAGGCTCGACCGCGTCATAGGGCAGTACGTCCTCTAGCCACAAAAAACCGCCCCGCTCCCCTTTTGCTTGGCGGCGTCGGGGAGCGAGGCGGTGAGAGATGGGAGCGCGGCCCCGCGGGGTCCGCCAAGACAAGCCTGCGAGCGCGTTGAGGGGAGGTGACGTTTGGATTGCCCGAGGTAACCTTCACGGAGGTCGGTCCGCTCGGGGCAATTGCCATGGTCATTGCGGCATTCGTCATGAAGACTGCATCTGACCTCATCGTGTCGAGGGGGCGCATGAGGCTCCTCGCCGAACGAGTGGAGCTCATAGAGCGCCTATCAGCACTCGACCTGTCGGACAAGGAGCGGGCGTGGGTCGAGAGGTACAGGGAGCAGACCGTCTCGAACCTCCCCGTCAGGATGTTCGAGCCGAAGTTCGGTCCGCCCGACTACATCCTCTTTGCGTGGCTCCTCGGGTCCGCCGCGATCGTTCTTCTCGGTGGAACGTGGGCGATGCTCATCGTCTTCTCGGCTGCGGCCCTAGCGCTCGGCGTCACGGCGTCGGTGTCGTACAGCGCTGGAAGGAGGGCGGAGTCAGGGAAGGGGAAGGACCTCGGAGCCGGTGACGGCCTTTAGGATGAGCGCCCAGAGAAGGTAGAGGACGGGAAACCCGATGATCCAGATGCACGCCTTGATTCTGACTTCTTCGAGCTCGTCCATGCCCGCCCCTTAGTCCGACTACGGACGATTATAGCAATCCGCCCACGTGCGTCCGCCAAGACAAGGCACGTGGGCGAGGAGCGCGGGGCCTTGGCCGACCGCGCTCAATACCACCACCCCACGACAGGATGGAGGGCACAATTATGCCACGAAAGCGACGGAAGAAGACGCGGCGCACATGGGGCAGCAACGACCCGGCTGGACCGGGGAGAAGAAGGCTGCGTTATCGCGCCGACCTCCACGACGGGCGAGGGTACGCAAGGCACAGCGAGACGATAGAGGGCACGTGGCAGGACGGCGAGGACAGGCTCGACGCCCTCAAGGTCATGTACGGCAGGAACAGGCAGAGTCGCTCGTGCTCGGTCAGGCACGCCTATGAGACGTGGTGGCTCCCAGACGCCGAGGCGCGCGTCGCGGGCGGTAGGCTCGCCAAGCAGACGCTCGACGGGTACCTCAGCAAGTGGAGGCGCTACGTCTGCCCGAGGTTCGGCGACTCGATGTGCTCGGACATAGACCCGCTCGACGTGCAGGCATGGCTGGACGGCATGACGCAGAAGCCCGCCGTGGACTCGCTCGCCCTGCTCAGGCAGACCATCGACCTCGCGCAGATGTACGGGATGTGCGCGGAGAACGTCGCGAGAAGGCCCTACAAGATGCCGCAGGCACATCGTGACTCAAAGGACGGCGCGTACGCGCTCGCCGAGCTTGACATGATAGCGACCGCCGCGCGCGGCCTCCCGTGCGAGGCGGCGATCATCCTCATGATGTTCGGCTCGTGCCGCACCGGCGAGAGCCTCGGTGTGAAGCTCGAAGAGGTGACGCGAGCAGAGTCGCACGGGCTCACGCTCACCGTGGCGAGCGTGGTGCGCCAGGTCAACTCGGATGCCAGCATATCGCCTGACGGGGTGCTCAAGAACCGCCAGAGCGTGCGCCCCGTGGTCGTGCCGCCGCCCTGGGGGGACCGACTCTGGGAGCTTGCCGATGAGGCGCGCGGTCGCGGTGACGTGTGGCTCTGCGACCTCGGGTCTGGGCGGCCGCTGTCGCAGAACCGACTGCGATCGTCGTGGCGCATGGCGGTCGAGGGCGCCGGGCTCACCGTTCGGCAGCCACGGTCGGCCCGACGGTCGTGGGAGACGTACATGCGGTGGGACATGGGGGTGGACCGCTCGAAGGTCGAGCAGATGATGGGCCACGCCCTGCCCGGAGTGACGGGAGAGCACTACGACAAGCCGACGGCCACGGCGTTCGTGGACACCGTGGCCGAGGCGTTTAGTCGCAAGCCGTTCGGGTGCAGATAG